TACCGACCATTCCCACGCCGATTCCCGCTATAGGCACATTGGGGGGGTCTAAAAAATATGAATGTAAAACGGGTAACGTTGAATTATTTTTATTAGTAGTGTAATCTACTAACTGGTTGTTACTCAGAATTGTAATAGTTTTTTTATCATTTGTAACCCATGTAATTACTCCTACATTAACGTTACCATTAGCTAAAAACGTAATCGTTTTGCCCTGATCGTCGGGAGTAATTGGAATTAAATGTTTATTACTAATTTGTCCCATGAATTTATACTATATATATATATAATAAAAATGAAAAACCCCAAAATTGTATTACTGCTAATACTAATTATTATAATATCAATAACTTATTATTATCAAAAACAACAAAAAGAACCCTTTATTCCCGTAATAAATCGAATATATAGACCACATGCTAGAAATGCCCGAATTTATATAACAAATAAGTTTTCGAATATAACAAATCAAATAACGTCAACTATGAGAAAAATGATGTAAAATATATTTTCTTTGGGTATTATAATTTAATGCCATCGAAAAAAATCAAACAGGTAAAACAATCCGCGAATATTTTTATACGAGGATTAAATTATGCACACGATCATATTTTATATTTAAATAATAGTAAATTTTTTGCGGGGATTATTATGATATTGCTTAACGTTGGATCAAAATTCATATCTATTCAATTTAGTAAATCAACGGAAGAATATTTAAAATTTTCATTAAGCAAACAATTATTAGTATTTGCAATGGCGTGGATGGGTACTCGTGATATTTATGTGGCATTGGGATTAACTGCGGTATTTGTGGTTTTATCTGAACATTTATTTAATGAAGAAAGTCATTTTTGTGTTGTGCCACATAAACATCGAATATTACATAAATTAGCCGATTTGGATAATGATGGGACGGTAAGTGATGCAGAATTAAATTCGGCGATTGCGACATTGGAAAAAGCAAAAAAGGAAAAACAACGACATCAACAAAATAACAATAAAAAATAATAGCAATCACGATAACAATATAAACGTATGACAATATATTGTTATAACAATGTTAGAGCAAAAAGAACAGCAAGAGCAGCAGCAAGAGCAACAGCAAGAACCGCTTTTATTGGATAACGAGAAATCGAGATATGTATTGTATCCAATCCAACATGATGATATTTGGAAAATGTATAAGAAAGCAGAAGCGAGTTTTTGGACAGCAGAAGAAATTGATTTAGCAATAGATCGTAAAGAGTGGGTAACAAAATTAACGGCAAATGAACGATATTTTATTAGTCATATATTAGCATTTTTTGCGGCGAGTGATGGAATTGTGAACGAAAATCTTGCCATGAATTTTTCAAGTGAAGTTAAATGTGCAGAAGCCCGGTGTTTTTATGGATTCCAAATTGCCATTGAAAATATCCATTCTGAAGTTTATTCTTTATTGATAGATACCTTAGTCGATCCATCCGAAAAACGCCATTTATTAAATGCAATTACGACAATTCCGTGTATAGAAAAAAAAGCAACATGGGCATTGAAATGGTGTAATCGCGCTACCGCGTCATTCGCAGAACGGTTGGTTGCATTTTCAGTAGTGGAAGGAATCTTTTTCAGTGGAGCATTTTGCGCGATATTTTGGTTAAAGAAGCGCGGATTAATGCCAGGTCTAGCATTTTCAAATGAATTGATTTCGCGGGATGAAGGAATGCATTGTGAATTTGCGGCATTATTATATTCAAAACTACAAAACAAATTAACGGAAAATGTCGTACATAATATAATAGTTGATGCAGTAACCGTAGAATGTGAATTTATTCGAGATGCTATCCCTGTCGAACTTATTGGTATGAATTCATCGCAAATGTGTGAATATATTAAATTTTGTGCAGACAGGTTATTAGTTTCATTGGGTTATAACAAAAAGTTTAATATTATAAATCCGTTTGATTGGATGGATATGATTTCATTACAAGGAAAAACCAATTTTTTTGAGAAACGTGTGTCAGAGTATGCATTGAGTAACGTAGGGTCGACAAATGATTATACTAGTGAAACGATTTCTTTCGATGAAGATTTTTAGTTTTATTTTTGATTTTATGTTTTGATTTTCTTGTTTTATTATTTTTTCTTGTTTTTTTGCCGCCGCTAAACATATTACGACGCTGCTGTTGCCCCCGCATCCAATTATCGCTCATGGTATTACCATTACCATAACCATTACCATAACCATAACCATTACCATAACCATCACCATTACCATAACCATTACCATAACCATAACGGCCGCGGACAAGACGACCTGTACCTTTATTCGTGCCAATGATCGGTTTAATATTTTGTGGATTTAGAGTAGATCGACTATAAGATTTTACATCTTTACCCAATACCTCGTGCCATAATCTGGATATATCGTCCAATTTTTTATCACATGATAGTACCGGTCGTTTAGCTATTGGGATTTTTTCACCGGGGTATAAATCTATATTAATATTAATATTGAGAACCCATGCTTTTTTAGACGTCGGTTGATTTCTCGAACCATGTAAATTAAATTGGGAGTGTATTGTGGGCGCTGTAAAATACTTTTGTATATTTGTCGTATCTACATTTGTCTTAACGTGTATCTCGGCAAATTTATCCTGGAATAAAATATTGGTATAGGTATATGTACTGTGATTAAAAACAGTCCATAAATATATAAATAATATAATAAAATCAGGAGGCACCTCTTTAGTTGGGCCAATTTTAAATAGCGATACATCATTAAATTTTATTAATTTATATTGTTCACTTTGATCGTCGCGATCACAATATAAAAACATATAATAAGTCCAATTGCCCGTATCGATTGATTCGGTAGGAGTAATTTTGATAATATTGTTAATCTTGGCAATTATTATCACACTTATTTTATATGTATCTTTAATATGCTGACATAATAGTGCATTATTTCCATAAGTAATTGTTATTTTTTTTGTTGATAACTCGTTCATAAGTTTGTTTTTAGTTATTTTGGGTTCGCCCATTACAACAGATTCAATAAATCCATTATCTCGTCCACCTGAGTTATCGAGTACTTGTATCCCGCGTATTTCATTATTAAACATGCGATCATCATCATCACCAATCCATTTTTTCCATAATTGGTAATATTTTTTAAAAAATTCTTGTAATATTGCAGTATCAACTGCATCAACTGCATCATCCGCATTCGAATTATGGGTTGAACTGCTAATCTGAATGGTTTGAATATGTGGATTTTTAAAATCGGTGTCGGGATTAATTTTATATGAAAATATAGTATATGGATGTCCGCCAAGAAATACGATATTATTTGGCCCAATTAACGCATCTAATGTAATTTTAATATTATTATCGACAATTCCGTCAGATAATGCATCTGTATAATTAGTAACACTTTCATTTGTTCCATACATATACGACTCTCTGGTTTCTTTATTTAATTTCTTGAACATTTCAGAATTAAAAAATTGCCGTTTAACATCTTTATATTTATCAATTAATTTATCTGAACTGTCGCGGTCTCTATATCCAAAACTAGATTTAATGTGACTACTTATTGTATGTGTAGATAATGCATATACCATTTCCGAAATTAATTTTATAGATGGATCAAACAAAACAATTTGACTGTTTGCATTAGTTACACCAACCAATGATGGTTCTAATTTAAGTTTTTCATATCCTTTAATATTTGTATATAATGTAACTACTAATCCGGTTGGATTAAGAATCTGTGCTACTCCTGCTACTCCTGCTACTTCTGCTACTCCTGCTACTCCTGCTGGTGGGTTTGGTTTTGCTGTTACTAGTGGTTTTGCTACTAGTGGTTTTGCTACTCCTTCTACTGTTGGTTTTGCTGCACCTCTAGGACTAGCACCAGATGACATTTATTTTATGGTGAATGAATTTATTATTATATTATGTGACGATAATAATAATAAATATAAATCTAAATATCTAAACTAACTGTATTTTTATTAGATGTGGGGCGACGCTTACTGCGTTTTGGGACATTTCCGTCATTCTGCAAGTCTTTCAAATCTGAAATACTAATGGTACTACTATTTCCGTCATTTTGAGGTGTAGCTTCTTGAATATTAATAGTCTTTGTCTTCAGACCAGACAAAATATCGGTAATGTCACTTGGTCCCTTCATTTCAGGACGACGAGTTGCATCATTTTCGCGAATATTTATCCCATCATTAAATCCACGCCCTCTAACTAAATCAGGTCTATTCATGCCACTAGCACTAGCACTAGCACTAGCATTAGCACTAGCATTAGCACTAGCATTACTAGCACTACCGCCATTATTATTTCCCGCTCGATTTGCGGACATTTGTGGTGCACCAGGACCTTGAGTGGCTAAAGGTGGCGGAGGACGATTTCCCATTTGTGAATCTCCTGAATTCATTACTCCGTTCATAAACCCTGAAAATCCAGGACTAGATTGTCCCATTGTATTTACTGCCGCCGCCTGAAATTGTCGCATCAAATCAGGATTTTGTCGTAAAATATCATCCATTCCTGGCATGGCGGATTTAAACATGGTGTTTGTCATATGAACCATCATTGCACTTCCGCCCAATTGGAAAAGCAATTTCAATTCAGGTGCCATCGATGCTTTGCTCTTATACTTATCATGCAATTCGGCAAAAACATCATCATAATCCGTCATATTTTCACCTACTTGTTCGCTCCATCCATCGATTTTAATATCGAATGGATCAAATCGGTTATTCAAGAATTCAAGAGCGTTAATTGCTGCCATAAGCATATTTCCTTGAAATTTCACGGAATTCTGTTTTGCCTTTTCTTCCATAATCATTTCATATTCCCCTTGCATTTCTGCAAGTGGCGATTCCATGGAATACTTTTTGGTTAGATTTACGCCTTTACTTTCAAGCGACTCCAACTTTCGCAAAAACTTGAATTTTTCTCTTAATAATTCTTCTTTGCTCATTTGGGGTTGAGACGGAACGGCTTTATCCGGATTTAATGGAATATTATTGAATTTACCGTATCCATCCCATGATGTTTGACCTTCTCCTCCATTTTCGGCAGTAGCTTGTCCTAAATTTATCGATGGTCCATCATCGAATCTCACGTTATTGCTAGTACTAGGATTAGTATCAAATGACAATTTCTTGGTAAACATATCTGATTTCGAATCGTAAGTTGATCGACTAGTTGTATCCACTAAATCATTCAATTCATTTTCTAGATTAGTCAAATCATCCAAATTAATATCGCTAGACATACCACCGCTACTGCCACCGCTACTGCCACCGCTACTGCCACCGCTACTGCCACCACCTGCCTTTCTATCATTCATAAGAAGTTCAATTCCTCCGCCAAAATTAGATGATTTTAATTGTGGTCCGTCATTTAATTGTATACTTGAAATATCAATAATTTCATGATCCATTACTATTGTTATAACTTAAATAGAATAATTATGTTTAAGTTGTACGAATTAAAATTATATTATGATACCGTGATTTTATTATTGATGTACCATATTCCTTGTAAAAATGAATCTGCTAGATCATCCTTTTTATTATGTGCCATGAAAAAGGTATGCCAATGTAAATCGTGAATAATATGTTCTAAGCATAATTGAATTCCCGCTTTTTTGCGATTTTTATATGATGTTACGGTAATATTAACGGAACCAGTACCGGAACCAGTACCGGAACCAGTACCACAGGAACCAGCCCCAGTACCCGTTTTCAATTTATTGGCAGCAGAAACAAAATCGATTTTAATATTATTATTTGTCATGATAAAATATTGTGCGATCATTCCTTGTATAGTTTTCATTCTATTTGCAATAGGACTAATTTGATTTTCAATAATAACTGTACTGATTGACGATATATCAATATCCTGTAGCATTTCATTGAATTTTATTTGGATATTTCGTCCAATAGTAACTAAATCCAATTTAGATGCGTTAATTGGCGTTGTAGATGACAGTGTGGTCGAAAAACTGTTTTGTTTAATGAATTCATTTAATAATGCCACTAATTCCGGTTTCTTAATAGTTGTTTTTGAATATTCCAAGTTATATTTCAATGCTAAATCGTGTAGCATTTGTACTTTTAATTTATTTATTGCGGTAACGGTTGTTTTATTGGATGGAATGATATGGTCTGTTTTTTTTGCATGAACCACACAATAATATTTACTACAAAATATATATTTAGCCAATTTACAACATTTCTCTTTAGTTGATTTGCTTGTTTTGCTTGTTTTGCCTATTTTTATTTCCTGGCAATATATTGGTTCTTGATTTTGATCAGTTTGCGTCAAATCAATTGAATTCCATTTTACAATTTTTGGTTGTTGCTCATAATCAATTTCAAATAAACAATAGGCGAGATTTTTAATACCCACATCAATACTTAATATTTTCATAGTTGTATTGTTTATTTTGCTTAAATTATATTTATACAGATATTTTCTAAATATAATATATGACGACTCTTAAACGGACACGAACCACTTATGAATCGGGGCCGTCTCATGCATCATCGCACAATGAAATGTCCAGTAAACAATTAACATTACAAATGCCAAATATACGTAAAATTAATGGTATAACACAATATCGTTTTACCAGTGATGGACAAAGTATTACGACTGAGGATGCACCATATATTCCAGTATTTTTCAAAAATTCCAATAATAAATTAGTTCCGGTAATAGATGGGGTAGATAATGTAGCCGTCATACATGATAGCCGATACGGCAACCATAAAACTCAACCAAATAAGTATAGACACTTATATGATAGAGACGGTGATAGAGACGGCAAAGAATTGCCGATAAATATATTTGGTACAGATATTAGTAGGTATATCCCAGTAGATGAGAAGGCATCTTGGGGCAATAGATTATTCGCCTTGCCATTAAATAAACAAGGTCAAATCATATATAATTCGAATTTATCTGGCGAATTGTTTGGCGAAACCCCTGATATAGATGAGCCTGGATTAAATATACATGAAATCTATCAAAAAAATTGGCTAAAAGATCAACGCAAAATGTTTGAACTTGCATATGAGAAGTGTATTCCTGTAATAGATCCGACGACAAATAAATCATATAATTTTGCAGGATGTTATAAAAGCGGTGGTAAAAAAACAAAAAAATCCAAAAAAACAAAAAGATCCAAAAAAACAAAAAGATCCAAAAAAACAAAAAGATTGCGTTTATTTAGATGATGTTGGTGTATAAGTAGTAACTGAAATACTTGGCGAGATCATTCTTGCGTGTAATTGTTCTCTAGACAAATATTCAGTCTTAAGATTACTCGTTTGGTATCCGTATCCCGGACTATTGGTATCATAAGAATTCTTAAACAAATAAGGAACATTTGAAGCAGGAGTATTATTGGTTAAAGTATGAGGACTTAATCCTAAATCGTAACATGCTTCGGCATTATTATATTTCATAATCTGGATTCCGTTATTTGTCATATACTGTCTATATTGCCAATTAGTATGAATATTCTCTTGTTGTTGGATACGTTTATTCACTACGGCTTCAGGCTGCCATGTTGCATAATTTCGACCATCTGCCATGATCGGTGGGAAATTAAAATGAATATTATTAGAACCACTATAACACGTACCCCAATTTGCCATGATTATAATATCTTATTAGATAAAATATTATATGATATATTTTTTATACTAAATTACAATTACAAATTACACCAACAATTTCAAAAGATCTTCCTTCTTAAGTTTATTCGAATTTTGTGAGATTAATCCTTTTTCAATCGCAATAGTTCTTAATTGATTCACTGCCATCTTTTTATAATCTATGGTACTTGTACTTGTACTATTATTATTATTGTTAGTGCTGCGATTATCAACATCACTCGATTGTTGTGCTGCAATATTAATATTAATAGTTTTCAACATATCTCGATTAATTAATAATTCATCGCTATTTGATAACTCGATCTCGTGAATTTCAGCACCATCATTATCACCATCATTGTCCAAATCGTCGTCGTCATCATTATCGCTAGAATCTGAACTCAAAACCGAATCATTCAATTCTTCGACATCATTAACATCATTGCCATTATTTTGTGTAATAAATGTTTCGCCAATATTAATTATTTTAATATTCGAGGGCGAATCATTGACACCTTCATCAATATCTATTTTACTGGAACCGACATTGGAACCGACATTGGAACCGACATTGAAACTGGAACTGTCCTCAGAACTGACACTGTCATCATCATCCTCATCATCATCATCATCGTCATCGGAAACAGAAATCAACTCGTTATTTGACGATGCGACAATTTCTTCATTTTTTTCTTGCATAAACGGAAACGAAGTGTTTATTATATTAGATGGGGTTCCGGCGGATCCGCCAAATTTAACCGTTTGAATCTTTTCTCGCATGAAATGCATTTCTTCCGCCATGGATGAAACTAGACCAAACATCGATGATATTTTATGATCTTGAGTAATAAATTTTCCCATAAAATACATCCCGAGTAATCCAACAAGAAGAAGAGTTATTCCTAAACAAATAATAGTTGAAGGCGTAAATAAATTGGATAATGTCGTCATATTACAAAAGACAAATATAATTATATTTTAAGTATAACGTATAACCAATTGATTATTGTGTATAATCATCGCGTCTTAGCGCGTTTGCATTATCGATAATTTCTTGCGGATAATTCATATCCCTCAATATTTTAATTCCGCCATGAACATTTGAAATCCCTTCTTTCAATTTATAAGTATATGTAAAATTATTATTGTTATTACCGTCATTTGCACTGGCCTTTGTGTCACGGTCATTTGCACTGGCCTTTGTGTCACGGTCATTTGCACTGGCCTTTGTGTCACGGTCATTTGCACTGGCCTTTGTGTCGCAGTCCACTACGCAGTCCACTACGCAGTCCACTACGCAGTCCATATGAAAATTCTTGACCCGCGCATTTTTCTCTAAATGCTCGCATAATTTATTAAAATGAGTAGTTAAAATACATGTTATTTTATCATTCTTGACCAAATAAGCCATAAATGCACTTGCACTCATAATCGCTTCTTCGGGATTTGTTCCCGAATACAATTCATCAAATACACAAAAATGAGTATCTTTATTATTATCCTTAATAATATCCAATATTTCTTTACATCGTCGTGATTCCGCTTGAAATAACGAATCGCGCCCCGACGTATCCGGAATATTCAAATAACAATGGATATATTTATACGGCGAAATAGTTGACCCAGTATCATAAAATCCACATCCCATTTGCTGTGTAATAATAACATTAATTAATGTGGTTTTTAATATCGTTGTTTTCCCAGAAGCATTAGGACCGGTAATAATCATATTCTTTTTCAATTTACATGTATTTTTAACCGGATTACCATTAATAAGTGCGGGATAATATGATTTCTTAAATACCGTATTTCTGCATTTTTTAGAGGAGGAAGATGATGCTATAAATTTTGCGCAATTAATACGTTTATTATTCATATGATCAATAAATCCTTCAATGTTATCAATATATCCATTAAATCCAAATGAATACATCATACATTCTTCGCATGCTTTACTATCATATAGTTCATAAAAGCATTTTAATACATGCCCCAATCCACTAATTTTGGCAGGGGACAATTTATAAGGTATAATAATATCCAATCTATCTTTGAATGCAGATAACGTATTTAGTTTGGTCAATGCCGCCATATTGAATTCGGAATACGTATTCAAATTATCACTATATCCCAATAAATTTCGCATATTTGCAATAGTG